CTGGTCCTGGCGCTCGGCGTGGTCGCGCTGCAACTGTTGACGGGGTGGCCGCTGTGAAGTTCCCGTGGACCATCGTGCGCGGTTGGACGGTCGAAAGCCTGGCCGACGGCACGATCCGCGTCACGCCGGACTACATCCCGCAGCCGATCGAGCCGGGCTGCGCGCCGGTCGGTGTGTTTACGCGAATCCGGCTGGCGCTCTGGATCAGCGACCGGCTGCAAAAGAGGGGCCACAGATGAACTGGCGCCCGACGTTTTTCCGCACCGGACCGCACAACGAGACCTGTGCGCGGTATGACAGCGTCGAGCACCCGCGGGTCTATCGCATGGTCCAGACCGACGCCGAGGGTTCGGTCTCGGACCTGTACTACGTCGAGGGGCTGGCGAACCACTGGCCCGACGCGGCGGCGGCGATCGCGGCGTGTGAGGCGAATCCGGCGTGATCCTGACCTTCGCCAAACTGCAGCGTCTCAGCGGGCTCGAGCAGCCCGCGGCGATCAAGCGTTGGCTGAAGGCGCAGGGTGTGAGTTATCTTCGCGACTCCGACAACCGGCCCTGGACAACCCTCGAGGCCATCAACCGCACCCTGCAGCGAGCACGTGATGACGGATTCACCCTGGAAGATCCCGAAGTCGGTCTACCCTCGCGGCGGCCGGTACTACAAGGTCGTGCGGGGAAAGTGGATCGCCCTGACGCCCGTCGCCGACGGACTGAGGGCGCTTCGGGCGGCGCTGCTTGAACTGCCGGTCGAGCAGGAGCCGAAGACGGTCGGCGAGCTGCTGCCGCGCTACCTGGCCGAGGCCGAGATCACAGAGCGCACGCGCGACGAATACCGGCGGATCTGCGAAGCCAGGCTGATGCACCACTTCGGGCGAGCGGCGATCGGCGCCGTCACCCGGATGCACGTCGCGCAGTACCTCGAGAAGCGCCGCAAGGACGGTCACGGCCCGATGGGCAACCGCGAGCGCGCCGTGCTGTCGAGCACCTACGCCTTCGCCATGCGCAAGGGATGGGCCAGCGAGAACCCCTGCCACGGCGTTCGCCGCAACACCGAGAAGCGACGGTCCCGGTATGTCACGGACGCCGAGTTTCTGGCGGCGTTCGAAGCGGCGCCCTTGCCGCTGCAGGACGTGCTGGCGATCGCGCTGCTGACGGGCAGCCGCCAGGGCGATCTGAGAAAGCTGCGGCGGGAGGATTTGCGCCCGGACGGGATTTACATCCTCGAGGGCAAGACGGCGGGAACCACCGGCAAGCGGCGGCTGGTGGCGTGGTCGGATGCGCTGCGGTACTTCGTGCGGCGGGCGCTCGAGCGGCAGGCGGCCGTGGCGGCAAAGGGGATGGACGCCGCCAGGCATCGGCGGGTGCGGCCGGTGAGCGACTACGTGCTGACCAACAAGTTCAACGAGCCGTGGACGATGGCCGGCCTGCAGACGGCGATCAAGCGCATGGGTGTCGACTGGCATTTCCACGACATCCGCGCCAAGGCGGCGAGCGATGCCGGGCACAACATCCTGGGCCACGGCGCACAGATGCTGGGGGTGTACGTGCGCGAGCAGAAGGTCGCGGCCCTGCGATGATCTTGGAACCGCTCTTGGAAGGTTGGAAGCGCGGCAGCGCAGGCGCGCCTAAGTCTTTGAAAAGTGGTGGGCCGTGTAGGATTCGAACCTACGACCTACTGATTAAGAGGGAAGCGGCCCGGCTTTGATTTCAAAGGGGTTTTTGCCTTACAGTTCTTGGAAGGAGGGCGAATGAGCGACGATCGAAGCCTCATAGCAGATGCTACCCGCTATCGGCAGCTGTTGGATCGGTGCCGGGAAGATCCAGAGGCGTGCCCGCTTTGCGGCTATGACGGCCACGGCCCGTTCACGACGGCAGAAATCGACGCCGAGATAGATCGCCGGCATCCGCCCGAGGAATACCGAGCCGCCAAGTAGCCGCCCTACTCCGCCGCCAGCGCCAACTATTTTGGCGGAGGCTTCGACGTCATCTCCACCACGCACGCCTGCCGTGCGCGGTAGCACGCGATCGCCTCTCCCCTCGCCGCCCATGCCTCGGCCAGCTCGCCGTTCGTCGTGGGCGTCCCGGCGGGCTCTGGGCAGGCGCTGGTGCACAACGACGGGATCTGCGCCGGCACGATGACCTCGCGCACGATCTCGCGCGTGCCGCAGGCGCTCAGGAGAGCTGCCACGACAGGCGCAACCATCAGGCCCGGCCTCACAGAGGGCACCCGACGGACTGAGCCGCCCAAGCCGCGCAGGCCGGGCTGGCGGCCTGAGCCGACCTGAACCGGGACCGCCATTCCGCAGCCTCGCGCCGGGCGGCCTCCTCACCGGCCAGCGCTTGGGCAACCGCATCCGACGCCGCCTGCGCGGCCTGAGCAGCGGCCAGGTTGGCGCGCTCGGTCGCCTTGAGGTCGCAGGTGCTACCGACCGCGCAGGTGCGCTCGGCTTCGAGCTGGGCCGTGACGACCGGCAGCTCGAAGTAGGCGGAGTGCCAGGCGCGGACCCGCTGCACAGCCAGATACGCTCCGTAGGCGATCCCCGCGTACAGCAGCGCGGTCCAGACCCACTTCGGCACGGCAAACGGGATCATGGCTCACTCCGTCCAAGTTCCAAGGCAGCCCGCAGAGCCAAAACCAGGCCGGCCGTCGTCACCACGAGCATCACCAGCGGCACGGTCAGCAGCAGCACCAGTAACTGGCGCAATCGGCGCATCTGGGTATCTCCATTCGAGCAGCAGCTGCAGGTAGTGGATTGCCTTCTCGATGTCCTGGCGACCGTTCTTCGCGCCGTGCCGGCAGACGTACTTGATGGCGTTGCCCTCGCACCACCCAAGTCCGTTCCGGTGAATGAATTCCGAAGGCTGGATCGGCAGCCCTGCGTAGTGCGAGCCTCCGATCTGGGATTTGCTGGCGCTCACTGCGGCACGCTCATCCAGGCCGTCTCGGGCTTGCGCTCCGGCGCCTCGCTGTAGACCGGCATCCGGTAGGTGATCCCGAAGCGCGGGTGCGTCACCCACAGCGCCTGCATCGGCGACTCGAATCCGAAGTTGCCGGCCGCGGCGTATTCGTCATAGCCCTTCAGCGAGCCGTTCACGATCAGCCGCGACAAGTGGATGTACTGGTGCCAGTGGCCGGCGATCATCACGTCGTAGTCCTGCCCGACCGCCTGGTTGCGCGCGGTCTTCTTCTGGTTGCCGCGCATCAGCGGCCCGATCGGACCGATGATCGAGTCGCCCGCCTTGAACTGGTCGCCGTGCGTGAGCAGGTAGCGGGTGCCGTAGACCCGGTACAGGGCGTCCGATCCCTCGGGGATGTAGAACGTCACGCGCTTGTCGCCGGCGGCCGCGAAGTGTCGCGCGAGGAACTGGTACAGCAGCCAGTCGAAGCTGGTGTGATTCCGGTCTTTCGCCCAGGTCTTTTTCGTGTCGCGGCCGTGGTTGCCGGACACGCACGGCAGGAACACCCGACCGAAGGTGTCGGCCAGCAACCCGATCGCGCCGCACAGCGACTCGAACAGGTCGAGCACGGTGGGCATGGTGTTGATTTCGTTGGTGGCCTGCAGCTCCTCGTGGATGTTGCCGCTCACCATGTCGCCGCCGAGCGGCACCACGATGCCGGGATAGCGCATCTTGCCGTCGAGGATCCGCAGCAGGTGCGTCGCGGTCTCGACCGTCGAGCGCAGTCGCTTGCGCGCGATGTCGAGGTTGTAGCGGTTGACGCCGTTCACCTGGCCGGCCTGCACCACCTCGCCCCAGTGCAGGTCGCTCAGGAACAGCGTCGGCACGCCCGGGCTCTCGCCGCCCTTGCCGCCGGGAGCGCACGCCCACTTCGGCGGCGCCGTGGCCTCGAGGCGCAGCGCCGTGGTGCCGAGCAGATCCTTGATTGCGGACTCGATCCCGATCTGTTCCTTCGCCTCGCGCAGCTCGGCCTCGAGGCGCGCGATGACGGTGAACGGGTCATGTTTCGCGCGGAAGTCCGCGAGCCCGTGGCCGACCGGCTTGGCGGGCTTCATATCATGGCCCGCATTTTCTCGGCCAGCGCCTTGGTGCCGGCCCACACCCGCCGCGGCGTGCGGCCGCCGACGTTGACGGTGTAGTCGAGGAACTCCTCGCGGTAGGCGGCAAGGTCGGTCGTGGACAGGCCTGCGGTGCGCAGGAACTCGACCTCGTACTGCCAGCCGTCGCCCAGCTTCTCGAGCGCGTCGCGGATCTTCTTCGGCACGATAAAGCTCTTGTCGTGCTCGGCCCGGAAGTCGGCGAGCGACTTGCCCTCGCGGGCGGTCTTGGCGACGGGGGCGGATTTCTTCGCTGTCATGCGAGCCTCACGAATACCGGCGGGGTGCCGGGGTTACTTCTGAATCAGTCGCAGGGACTTGCAGCGGGCGAGGTCTGAGACCTGCGTCCGCATGATCTCGACACCGTAGGTGAACGCCCGCCGGCGGCAGGCCTTGAGCAGCTCGTCGTTGATCGACTCGGCCTGCAGTTCGTCCCAGGTGTGCTCGTGCACCACGCGGGCGATCTCGGCATAGCAGGAGTCCTGCACCGCCATGTCGACGTTCTCGACCTCGAGCATGGCTTTGACGATGTCGTGAATTCGGGCGGTCAGGATGACCCCGACCACGATCTGCGCGCCGTCCTTGGTCGTCAGGGACTGCGCGCCCAGGTTGAAGGTGCGCGGCACGACGTTGTCGGCAATCACGCGCTCGATGCCGAACGGCAGCACCCAGTGGAACCCCGGGTCGAGCTCGCGCCGCTTGATGCCGAGCCGCAGCACGACGCCGCGCTCGAAGTGGTCGACGACGGTAAAGGGAACCAGCCAGTCGACCCACTGCAGCAGCAGGTCGATGAGCCGGTCAAGCATCGAAGGCGGCCTGCTCGGCGCCCGCGGCGTAGCCTCGCTCGTAGCAGTACTGCGACCACATCGCCCACAGCTGCAGCGTGGCGAAGACCACCGCCACCAGAATGAACCAGTCGCGGAGCCTCATGCGTGGTCTCCGATCAGGTGCAGGGCCCGGCCGACCGAGGTGGCGGCCTGCACGAGCTCGCGCTGGACCGCCTCGCGTTGCGGGCTGGCGTCGTGCTGCAGCCGCCGCTCGGCATCGGCCAGCGCCCGGGCGGCCTCCTGCAGCAGTTCCGGCAGCCTTGGGTTCACGGCGCCTTTTCCGCCAGCGCCTGTGTCGTGTAGGCGCGCAGGCCGATGTTCACCAGGGCGCCGAACATCACCAGCCCGGCGGCCCACTGCGGACCCAGCAAGGTCGTGATGTGCGAGCCCATCAGCTCGAGGCCGGACAGCGCGGCCAGGATGACGTTGGCCCAGATGGTTTTCGAGCGCATAGCGCCGGCGATGGTGGCTTTCACGGGTAGACTCCTGCGGGTAGTTCAAAGTGGGGACCGTCGATGTACGGGCGTCGGCCGGCGGCCCGGCGCGCGGCGACGTAAGCGGTGACCAGCTGCGCGGGCGTGGCGGTGGTCGTGTCGAGCCGGGCCCAGGCGCCGCCCCAGCGGACCGGCACGACCAGCTCCCGCGAGGCCGCCTGCATTGCGCCGGCGAGCTGGTAGTACAGGCCCATGTCCCAGCGCACTTCGCCGACCCACGCGGCCAGGTCGACCGCGTGGCCGGTGAGGTGGCGCGAGTCCATGGTCTGCGAGGCGCCCGCCTTCACCAGTTCGGCCTGGCGCTCGCGCGTGCGCAGGCCCTCGGTGACCACGAAGTCAACCGACGACAGCGCGAGCGCGCGACGCACGACACGGACCAGGTCCGGGTGCACGCCAGCCAAGGCCCGCAGGCTGCGGGCCGACAGACGGAATTCAGGCACGGGTGCTCCTGGCCGTTGCGACCATTCGGGTCAATGCGTTCCGCGCGGCCGGCTCAGCGCCGGCGGGGGCTCAGGGCCGCTTGTCGACCTTTTCGTCGAGCTTCGACTCGATGCGATGCAGCGCGTCGAGGATCTCGGAGCGGTCGCGGTCGTACTGCGATGCACGCTGCTCGAGGATCGCCGTGCGCTCGCTGAGCCGTTCGGCCTGGGTGCGACTTTCGACGACGGCCAGCCGGTCGTCCATCGCCTCGAATCGGTTCGCAATCTGACCGGCCGTAAAGGCGAGGAACAGCACCAGCGACAGATCGACCACCAGCGAGCCCAGGGGTATGCGGAATCTTTCGAGCATCTGTTGTGTCACGTGAGGTGCATCCATGATTGCGGATCGATTGACTGACTAAGCCTTGCGCTCGGCCAGCAGGTAGCTGCCGGCGAGGACTTTGGTATCGACGGCGGTGTTCAATGCCTGAGCCCAGCGGAATGACAGGACGCCGCCGGCGGCGCCGGTGCGGATCAGCCCCGAATAGCGCACGCCACCGTAGGTGTCGGCGCTACTGTCGCCATCCTCGGTAAATGTGTCGAACGCGCCGACGGTGCCCGTGAAACCGAACGACACGGTGATGCCGTTCGTGGAGTTGGTCAGGATGGCCTGGGCTCTCGAATCAACGATGCCGGTGAAGTCGAGGCAGGTTCCGGTGAATTCAAGGTCGCACTTGAAGTCGGGCGTCGCTGGTGACTCGAACAGCGCGAGGATGTTGATCAGGTACGTGGCGTTGGGCTGCAGCGTGACCAGCAGCTGCGAGTCGTCGGCCAGGGTAGCGGTGCTCGCCCGCGCCTCGTCCGTGGTCTTCCAGATGAACTGATCCTCGGGCCCGATCGGGCGAAGAATCAGGAAGCTGTCTTTCAGGATCTTGGTCGCCGTGGCGCTCGAGGTGTTCTGAGCCCAGATCAGCCCGAACGGGTTGGCAGCTACGCTGAAGCGCCCGGCGCACACCAGGTCGTAGAAGTTGCCAGTGCCCGCAGTGTCCGAGCCGGTCATCGGCTGGGTGATCGCACCCGTCAGCGCCGAGATCGGCTTCACCATCTGCTCATTGCCGGTGGCGATGTTGGCCAGCGTGTAGGCGTTTTCGCTGATGTTCACGAAACCGCCGAAGTACGTCGGCGTGCCGCCGCCATCATCGATCCCGATCTTGAAGTCAGGCGTCTCCCCGGCGCTGCCGAACGCGAGCAAGTGCATCACGTGATCCTGGCCGGTGGCCAGGACGGCCTGCAGGTCGGGGTCGACCGTGGCGGTCGTGTCGGTGGTTCGACTGGTGTCGGCCGCCTTGACCGTCAGACCCGAAGTGATGATCGAGCGGTGCAGCCACGAGCCCGCATGCACCGTGGCGGCCGCCGCATCGGATGTGTTCTGCGCCCACTTGAGCGAAAAGACACCGCCGCTCGCGCCGACCGACAGCACGCCTTCGAAATAGCCGACGCCACGAAACGCCCCATCGGCGTTGCCGTTGACCACGTTGACCGGTGAGCCGGCGGCCATCATGTCGGCCGTGATCATCCAGTAGTCACGAACCCCGACCGACAGCAGCGCACTGGGGCTGCTGGTATTGCCGCCATGGCGGGCGCCGAACAGCGCGGCGGTCGTGGTGCCGGTGTGGCCAACCGTCCATTTGAAATCCGGCGTGGCCGCGGCGCTGCACACGAACGCGCAGCGGATGTAGTACTTGGTGTTCGGCTCGGTGTTGAACTGCAGGTCGCTGTCGGCCGCCAGCGTGGTCGTGAGCGTGCGCGCTTCGTCGCTCGGCTTAACGAAAGGCGGGAAGCTCAGCTCCGCTGGGCTCAGCTGCATCAGCGCCTGCAGAATGGTCATACTGCGCCGACGCCCCACCACAGCCACTGGGTTGCGGACACTTTGCGGAACGTGGCCGCGCAGTACTGGGGCACCGAGACGCTGCCGGTCGAGCCGGTGCCGGCTTTGCGCAGCGTGTCGGTCGTGATTGCCACGGTGACCGCGCCAGAGTCCATGTTGAAGACCGAGAACGTGAACCCGACCGGCAACGCCAGCGTGCCGTTGGCCGGGATCGTGTATGTGTCACCGCTGCCGGCGCCGCTCGCGTGGTCGATGCCCCGGCCGTTGTCCGCTGCGGTCAGCGTGTAGTTGCCGCTCTGGGCATTGGACGGAATGCCAGGCACACCCCAGGTGACGCCGGCGGCCGCGCTGCTGTCGGCGACCACCACGTCGCCATTGGCGCCCACTGCCAGCCGCTCGTCGACGCTGTCACCGCGGACGATCAGGTCGCCTTTCGTGGTGGTCGGGCTGCCACCCGACCCGATGCCACCGATCACGCGCCAGCGGCTGGACGTGGAGTCGTATTGCAGCAGCGTGGACTGATCGGCCTTGAGCGTGACCGCCGCGTTCAGGGCGAACCGATTGGCCGCCGTGCTGCTGGCGCTGTCATCGGCCAGCGTCAGATCGAGCGAGCCGACGTTGTGCACCAGCAGGATACGCCCATCGGTGCCGCCGGCCAGGCCCGTCAGGGTGCGCGCGGCGCCGGTCGCCGCCAGTCGCAGCGTCGAAGCCGTCGCGAGGTCGGTCGGGTTGTAGTCGTTCTGGTCGGCGCTGATCGCGGCGGGCGTGATGTCGGAGGTGAAGGCCACGGCGCCGGTGGTCTGGATCGGGGTGTACGGCAGGGCCGCCGAGCCTGATCCGGTCGTTTGAAGCTGCTGGCCGGTGTCGGCCGCGGTGATGACTGTGCCGGCGTCGACGGTGCGGTAGATCCAGCCGCCCTCGGTCGGCTCCCAGGTGGCTATTTCGCCGACGTGTGTCGCCCATGCACCGGTCGCGCCCGTTGGGACGTAATAGGTGGCGCCCTCGACCGGGCTGGCGGGCGGATCGGTCTGGGTGGCCGAGACGACCGATTGCCCGTCGGTGCCGGGTAGTTCGGGTTCGTCGGGCGTGGTCGGGACGTCGGGCGCGATGGGCGCAACGATGTAGCTGCCCGCGCCGATGCCGTAAATATCCTGCACGGCGTCGATGCGGACGGTGTTGTCGCCAACCGTTCCCTTCGAGATCTTGAGCGTCCGGAAAACCACGTCTTCGAGGCCGTGCTTCGGCCATGTGTACCGGAAGACGTCCGCCTGCTGCATGTCCCAGGCCGACCGGTTGACCTCGATCTGAAGCGCCATCATCGGCGTCGATCGGGCCGCCAGCTCCCGCTGTGCCACGGCTGCAGCGAGTGCGTGACTTCGGATGCCGGGCATCGAAATCGTTTCAGGGACCGATCCCTGAATCGCCACGTTGGCCAGGTCGTGCACCGTGATGCCGGTGGGCTTGAAGCTGTCCGGGTCGGTGTAGATGAAGGTCAGCGCATTGATCGTCTCGCCCCAGCCACGGACCTCGCGCTTCTTGGCGTCGATGACGTTCGACTCGTCGAACAGCGGCAGATCATCGATGACGTAATCGTCACGGATCAGCTTCAGCTCCCACAGCCCCGTGTCGAGCCGAAGCACCAGCGAGGCCGCGATGTGGTCAAGGATGACCTGCTGAAAGTCCTCGACCGAGGATTGCTGCGTCCACTGCAGCGACAGCCCGAACCCTTCGTCGTACAGCTGGTCCGCCGCGGCGCGCCAGGCGGCGTCGTCCAGAAGCGCGATCGGCAGCCCCGAGCCCCAGTCCGGGTTCGTCAGGGTTTCATAGAGAATATGCGCCGGGTTGGCGTGCTCGCCCCCGATCTCGGCCTTTGCGGCATACCAGGACGTGCCGCCGTACCAGCCGGCCGTGGTTCGCTTGACCCTGAACGCGAACGGTTTGACGTACGGCGAATTGCCGACGTAGCCAGCGCGATCGCCGAAGTCGACGGTGGCCGTGACGGGGCCGTACGACGTCGGAAAGGTGATCTCGTAAGACGCGCCGCCGCGGAACACCGCGCCGAGGATGCCGCGGTGCGCCGGGACCAGGCCGGAAATCTTGCTGGTCAGGTAGGTGTTCGCCGCCTGCGTTGGGCCGCCGAACTCGAAGTCCATGTTGGCGAGCACCCCGCCCTCGCGAGAATCTCCGCCAAAGAGCTTCATCTGCACGATCTGAGCGGTGCCGTTACTGGTGATCGACCCCGCCCACGCCTGCTTTTCACCGATGGCGATGCGCGAGACCAGGTTCACCGGCCCATGGCAAAGCCCGAAGTGAATGCCGAGAAAGTACCGGTAGCCCACCGTCTGCGAGCTGAACAGGCTTTTCTTCTTGATGTCCTTGGTGCTCAGGTCGCCGTACCAGAGCACGTTCGGCCCGGTGATGTCGACCGTGCCGAAGACGACCGGAACCTTACGGCCTTCTTCGGCCGTCGGGAGGTCGAAATCATCGATCGATGCGGCCTTCGGCTTCGGCGGCTTGGGCGCCAGCGCGATCGACAATACCGTCGTGATCAGCCAGATCCAGAATTGGGTCATTTCAGTAGAAGATCGGCGCAGTGCCGAAGGGGTTCTTGCGAGGGATGTGCAGGAAGCCGCCGAAATTGGCTCCGTTTGCAAACCGGCTGACGCACACGGTCGGCGAGTGATCGCACCCCGCCGCGACGTTGACGGTCGCCCCGAACGTGAGCCCGGGGATCGGGTGAGACACGGTGATGTCGGTTCCCACGTGCGACCGGATCGCGCGGCGCGATGTGCGCGTGCCGGCGATCCATTCGATGTACCCGCCGGCCAGGTAACCGTCCGGCAGCGCGTCGAAGTCCGCCGACGTGATGGTCGAGCGGTCGACGGCTGAGATCGTTGCCGGCGTTGTGAACAGGGCGGCGGCGACGTTGCAGCCCGGCCTGTAGAGCACGTACGGACAGGCGCGCTGGTAGCCGCGGGCCAGACCCGGGCGCCGCATTGAGGTCAGCACGGTCTCGCAAGTCAGTTCCGCCGTGGCATTCCCCCAGCTGCAAGCGATCACGCGGCCCAACCACATAAGTTTTGCATCGGCCGACACATCGTTGCGGTGCATGCGGCGAATCTCGACCCACACCACCTCGGACGGCGGGTAGGGGCTGAACAGCTCGGCGATCGAGAACTCGTGCGCCACCTTCAGCGTCAGGTCGGACCGGGCCAGCTCAGACGTCTCCTCGAGCTCGCTGCGCTCGATCGGCGCGCACTCGTACTCGACAGCAAGGTAGCTCTGCGGGACATCGGCCGAGGTGAAGTCGAAACGCTCCGCGCCGAAGCGGAACGTGTACAGCTCGACAGGCGCGCCGCTCTCCGGCGAATTCTCATAGGTTTCAAATGGCATTGCGTGGGCCCGTCAAGGTCAGCAGGGTTTCGGCGACCGTCGCCGCCGGCCATTCAATCTCGACGGCGTCCTGATCGAGGCGCAGGTATTCCATCCACGAGATCAGCGCCACCTCGGACGGCGCGACGTCGACGCCCAGGGGCGCCGACAGCGTCAGGCTCTCGGTGGCGGAGTCGATCGTCGAGGTGGCGTCGACACGCCGATAGAAGATCGTCCCGTCGTTGAGCTGTATCCGGATGTCGCGGCGATTGTTGCCGCCGGCGTGCGGCGAGGCGCCGCAGGCCTCGATAAACATGGACACGACACCCCCGCTCATCGGCGCTGAGAGCACAACGTCGTCCATGAACGTCGGCACCCAGATGCCCCGATACCGTCCGGCGCGGGCGTACAGAAACTTCCGCAGCTCCGCGATTTCGGCCCGGCCGAACGCGGTCCACAGGAAATCGCGGGTCGGCTCGCCGAGCTTGCTTCGATCCACCCGATGGGGCTGGGTCAGCAGCGTGTCGAAGATCTCAAGCTGCCGGCGGTATGAGGCGGCCACGCCGTCCCGCCAGTTCGGTTCGCGCTCGAGCACCGGCTGGCCCCGGTAGGTCGGGGATTCCGCCGTGTACGTACGGAACACTCCATCGAGGGTTTCGAAAGACACGGTTCCGGCAATGTCGTTCTGGGTGAGCCGCCGCAGTTGCGGCACTTCCGTGATCTGCGCAATGCGCGCCGGGTACACCCAGGTGTTGGCCGGCCAGGTGTTCTCGATCACACGGACGGCCGTCAGTGCGCCCGATGCAATGCTCTCGATCTGAAAGGCTTCGAAGCTGGAGCCGTCCTCGGACAGCAACAGCGCCAGGCCGCCCTCCTCGAAATCGCGCAGCGTCGTGTCAACGGGAACGACGAGGTCACCGGCCGTGACCGGGGCGGTCGAGCGCGAGCCGTCCGGCCAGTACGGCACGGCCCACGGCGTGCCACCCAAGCCATAGACCTGATTCTCGATCAGCCGCCGCTGGCGGGAGTCGACGTCGAACGCGAAGCTGTAGGACGCGCGGGGCGCCGCGCGCAGGGTGTAGCGCTGCTCGGAGGAGTCTTCCGACTTCAGGACGTCCGTCAGCCACGTCAGCGTTTCACGCAGGGGCGTGGCCCAGTTCATCGGGAACGTCCAGGCCAGCACGCGCGAGCCCGTGATGTTGCACGCGGGGTCATTCGCGGGATCGGTGAACACCCACGTCAGCAGCGCATCGATCGTCGACGGGCCCTGCCGAGAGGCGCTGACCTCGTAGCCGTTCAACTGGATGGCACCGAAGGTCACGGGAAACGTCATCGAGCCGGTGACCGAAAGACCGTCGCCGACGCCATTGATACCCGTGAGGGTGACGGGCGTCAGGTAGGCATTCCAGACGTCGACGACGAAAGACTGCTCGCTGATCACGTACCCCAGGCTGATGACCGACGGGCGCACGTGAACCCGATTATAAAAATCGTCGAAAAATGCGGTCGGGATCAGGGCGTCAATTGCATGCGCAACGTCCACCGTCACGGGCAGCGCGCTGGCCACCGCGAACGCGGTGCGCTCCGCGGTGTTCACGATCGAATCCCGCGGTGGCCAGTCCAGAAACTTCAGGTCGCTCAGGCCAAGCGACAGGCGCGCGTTGGCGCTGCCCGGCTCTGCGGTTCGACACAAGTAACCGTCGAGCACGGCCATTGATCAGGGCCCGGTGTATCGCACGGCATAGCCAAAGCTGCCGCTGTGAGAAAGCTCGGAGCCGCCGTCGCGATCCGTCACGTCTTTGCGGAACCACGGGTAGACGCGCCACGTGTCCGAGCCCAGCGTGATGAGGTCCTCGGGTTCGTGATAGTCGATGCGCAAGAGCCGGATGTGCTTCAGGTCGGCGACCAGCGTGTTCTTGTCGCCAGAGGTGCGGGGCACGTACACCGGGTACGGCAGCAGGATCGTTTCGTTGTTCCATGCGTTCGGCAGCAGCTTTTGCAGCGGCGTGACGCACGCGAACGTCGTCGGGAAATCTCCACTTCCATCGTGCCAGCCGAGGCTGTCCACGTCGGCGTGAATGAAGCTGTTGTTGACGCCGCCGCCACCGGAGGAGGTGTCGCCGGTGTAAATTGAGAACAGCGCCGCGCCGTCCAGGTGCGTCCCGAAATTCGTGACGGTGGACACCCCTGCTTCGTCGATGTTGAAGTTGTCGGTCCCGGTCTTCCACGTTCGCGTCGCATGGAACCAGACGCCGGAGCCCGTGAGCCCGGGCACATCCGACTTGCCCCACGCCATCAGCGAGTAATAGTTGGTGGTGTGATTGATGACGATGTACACCTCGTCCGGGGAGGTGTTGATGTGAGCCTCCACCGTCATCGGGTATGAGAGCGCGACGCCGGCGATCGTCCCGAGATAGGCCGACTCGGGGCACGGCGTCGTCAGGTTGTTGCTGCCGTCGATACCGTTGCCGCCGGTGATCTTCACGCCCACCGTGCCGTCGAGAAGTATCTCGACGTACGTGCCGCCCTTCCAGAGCACGTTTCCGGACAGCGTCCAGCCGTGCGCGGTGCAGCTCGAGCGAATGAACGCGAGCAACCCAGCGAGATCGCTGGCAGAGCCGGTTTCGTATGCCATCAGGGATCGAGCCTCATTGCGTAGTAGTCGACGAACCCGTTGCGATACACGTCCTGGACGACCACGTAGTCGACGCCACTGACTGTGAGCGTGTTCTCGGTGACGTTGTCGAAGCCCGTGATGAAATGGATGCCGTCGATCTCGCCGTAAATGTTTGCCACGTTGTCGTTCAGGATCACCCGCGGGAGCGGGTAGTACGTACCCGTCGGCCGGATGCCCTGCGAGCCCGCCAGCCGGGCGTTCTGCCAGGGGTAGCTGTACGGCGTGATGTAGCTGCCGTCGACCCACCGCAGCTTGCAGTTGGAACGGTTGCCCTTGAAGGGTATCGACTGGCTGGTATTGCTGAAGCGCGTGGCGGGCACCCCGGTCAGCATCCCTGCGCACAGAATCGGATAGGGGTACTGGCGCGGGGTGGCGTAGGGCAGGATGAAGCCCGCGTATCCGCACTCATAGACCGGCGTGCCGACCTTGAGGGCGAAGGTGACCCGTCGATCGTTGACGGTCAGCCAGTAGTCGACGCGCTGGTTGTGCGCGGGAATGCCCGACTCGGCATAGCCTGGCTGCGCAGTGAATGCGTTACCCGAGACATAGCCGGTGAAGGTGGCGACGGAGAGGTTGTAGTAATCGGCGGCGACGTCGTGATAGGCGCGCATCCCGACGTAGGCTTTGACTTGGCCGTCCGGGCCCGTGTAGCCGGGCGCTTCGGCGATCCAGTGACGGATGGCGGAAGACGTGTCCTGCTCGAGGATCGTCCAGCCGTTCGTGTCGACGAAGTCCCGGATGTACTCGAGCATGGCCCGATGCGCCAGCTGCACGCTGTCATCGACGTATCCGATCGAATGAGGCATGACCTTCCCTTACGACGACAGGATGGTGCGCAGCGCCGAGCGGTTGCGCGAAATCTTCTTGACGAGCAGCTGGTCGAACTCTTGCGACTGCAGCTGCTTCATCACCAGACCGTCCTCGAGGCCCAGCACGCCCGCGAAACCCGCGCCCTTCGGGCCTTCCCCGGCGTGGGGCGGCGCCTGGGAATCGACCAGGCCGCCGGCGGCAAGACGGCGCGGCATTCCACGCACCGGGGCGTGCAGTGCCGCGTTGCCGGCGTTGATCATTTTCAGAATGTCGAGGTTGCGAGCCGTGGCGGCAGCGTTGACGACGAACTCGCCATTACTGACCAGCAGCGGCTTGCCCGACTTGGTGTAGGCCGGGATGGAGTCGCTGGTGCCGGTGCCCGGCCCACGAATCCGCCCGCCGCCGGTGGCATCGATGGCGCCGCCGCCGGCGTAGCCGACAAGCCCGCCGCGGCGCATCGGTGCCGAGTTGATGGCGGTGATGGACTCGAATCCTGCAGTGGAGCCACCGAAGCTGCCTAACCCACCCAGAACGGTTTTCAACAACTGAGTCTGGATGTACGTCGCCAGCATCTCAGCGGCGATGCGGTGCAGCGATGAGGCCACCGATGAGGCCAGCGACTGGAAAATGTCGCCGACGCTTTCGTAGCTCTGCAGATTGGTCAGCACTTCGACCAGCCCGCCGTTCAGGGCCTCCTTGGCGCCCTGCCCCAGCACCAGGAAGCTGTTCGAGGCGTTCTCAACCGAGATGGCGACCTGCTGCACTTGTTCGCTGAATTCGGCAGCGGCGGCTTGCGCCTCGGGCGTGCCGACTTTGACGGCCGCACCAGCGACCTGACCGGCGATGGCCTGCAGGATCGCGAGGCGCTCGCGCTCAATGGCGAGGATGTCCTGCTCGCCCTGAAACTGCGACCGGATGCCGAGCTGTACGTCCTGCTCGATCCGCGTTCGCACGGCGGCCAGCTGCTCAAGCGCGGCCCGACCGTCGGCCAGCGCCTGCTCGAGATTGATCCCGGCCAAGCCGGTGGAGCGCACTTTGCCGAGCGCCGCCTCGTCCTCGGCCGTTACGCCACCCTTGGACAACGCGAGGATCTCCCGCGTCTTCGCCAGCTCGGCGTCGAGCGCACGAAGTTTCGCCTCGCTGCCGCGGCCGGTGGCTTCCAGGATCTGCTGCTCGAGATCGAACCGCGCCCGGCCGGCGGCCTCGTCGGCGCGGCGCTGCTCCTCGGCAATCTTCTCCGCCTCCCGGGCCGCCTTTTCTGCCTCTCTATTTGCCGCGGCGCCGGAGCCCTTGCCCGCGGATGACCGATCAACAGCGGCCATCGCCGCCGCCACTTCAGCCGCCAGCGCCGAACGGTCGACCTTCGGCTGCAACTTGATTTCGGGTGCGGCCGACGATGCCACAGCGGCAATCTGCGCGAGGTTCGACTTGAAGTCCGCCTTGAACTGCTCGAAGTCGACGCGGCCCTGAGCGCCCGCATCGCGCCAGATTCGAACCGCTTGCGAGAACTCGCCACGGGACAGCGCATCGATCGTCGCGGCGAGACCGCCAATCTGATTGCCGATGCCTGTGAAGATGCCGGAAACGATGCTGAAAAACGTCCGGAACGTCTGGATGACGGTGCGCAGGATGCGCCCAGTCTCCGCGCCGAACCGCTTCATTTCCTCGACGCCGTCGCCCTTGATCGCGGTCGAGACATCGCTCATCGCGGCGACGATCGAAGGGGCCAGCCCGGCGAGGAATGACGTCGCCAGGCCTTCCGCCTGCAGCTTGATGATGTCGAGCGAGTCGCCCGCCGCGTCCGCCGCGGCGGCCAGGTCGCCGGTGATCAGCAGGCCGAATTCGGCCGCCTGGTCGCGCAGGTTGCCAAAGCCCTTGTCCGCCACTTCC